ATCCAGAAACGCTGTTATCCGGCAAATTGTCATAATGTTTGAAACCGTCTTGATCGGCTTCACAGATAACCGTTTTGATTCGGCCTCGTTTTAGCCATCTTAGCATCGTGCCAAGGATAGCCAGATCCATCCCTTGAGCATCGACCAAGAGAGTCTCAATCTCCGAAACGCCGTTAGCCTCAAGGAACTCTGACAGGTTAACGACCTCGACTTCGATCTCACCTTGCGACGACAAATCAAAACCGCTGTAAACCTCTCTCGCCTGCTCCGTACATTCACCGAGCGATGAAGATAGACCACCATTGTAAATCGTCATTTTGGCAGTGCCAGCAACTAAACCGCATGCCGCTTGAATTATATGAATTTGTTGGCAATTGTTATTTAGACGCAACCATTCAGCAGCATCCGGCATCGGTTCGAATAACCAAGCCTCATGATGCGTTTGGCCTAACTCTTGAATCGTCGAATCCCCTTTATTGGGACCAACGACAACTAGCGTCTTTTTCATTTGAATTTCGCCAGTTTGATTAGAGTCTCAACCCGCGTCCGGCTGCCGGCCTTCGCAGGTCCAAGCAGATTCTCTGGCGTATTGCGGAATCGACCAACCGCCACCGCAACCGGAGTCGTTACCACGTTCCCAATCTCAGTAGCTAAGCCAACGTCCAAAGCCTCTTTTGCAGTGAACCAAGTTTCGGCATCGAGTAACGCACCGATCTTTTCCGCGTCTAGGTTCATTACGTCCGTATAGCTTTCGAGAACTGAACCAGCGGACAACTTGACCAGATTTTCGCCCCACTTAATCATCTCCTGACCATTGCCATAGAACAGACTCGACGCGTTGTGAATCATCACGCTGCCATTCTTGGCAATCAATCGCTTTTCACCCGCCGCAAAGATCATAGACGCCGCCGATGCAGCCAATCCGTCAACGACCGTATCCACGCCGCCAGGATGCCGCTTGAACGCGTTATGAATCGACACGCCCATAAACATGTCGCCACCGTTTGAATTGATTCTGGCAGTAACGCGCTTCCCTTTTAGTTGTGCTAATGCGTCAATCACGCTTGCATCGTCCACCATGCCGAGCCACGCCGGCCCGATATCGTCATACAAGAACAACTCAGCACTGTCCAAATCGACTGAAAACATATAAGAACCTTCCTAGTTAGGGTACATTTCGGCCAATAATTCATCCAAAATAGTCTCGATTTCGCCCCATTTCCCAGTGGAAAGCAGGGAATTTTGCCTGTTTTCGCAGTGTTTTTGGGCAATATCGCGGGCAAATCCCATCGATTCCACAGCATCGCCCAACGTTTCAACCCATTTCGCATAGAACGATTCGATAGACTTCATCGGATTCTGCTTGCCGAGTTTGTCATCGACTCGCTTGGATTCGACCGCGAGTAACTCATTCAGCCTGTTGCGGATAACCGCTTTGGCCCTGTCATCGTTTCCGGTCCCGCTCTCATCTGGAGTTTCACCAGGCTCATTCTCGCCCGTGTTAGTTGCAATCGCTGGATTCTCGAACACATCGCCACCGTCAACGGGATTGTAGTCCAACGTCTCGCGGGCTTCGTTCCGGTTAATGATCTTCGACCGCAACAGATTAGACAACGTGTTCGCAGTCGTCTGAATATCCGTCCGCAACCAAGTCGCCCGATTAAACTTGAAGTAATGCCGCCCGTTTTTTCGCTCTGCCTCGGTCAGCAACTTGGCATTGCATTGCATCTCCCATCGGACTAGCCAACGGTCAAGGCACGACGCGAGATAGGCTAACTGCTTTTGTTCAAGACTGTTATAGCTCACGCTGGAATTGTCGCCAGGGATATGCTGCAAGCCAAACCACAACATAACATCCTGCCGCGAGAATCGCCGCTGTTCAATGAACTGCGAATCGACGTTCGACATCTGCATTACGTTAGCCTTGATCCCCTCACGCAGCATCCCGATCGTTTCGCCGTCAAGATCGTTCGTGAACTTCTTGCGGAATCCGTCTAGGAACTGTTTAGCTTCGTCCTCGTTCTTCATGACATTGGCAGGAGCTTCGAGCATTAACTTTCCCGCGAATCCCTTTTTGAGTTGCTTGTCCGTGTACTTCTGCGAACGAAGATCACAGCCGATTGAATCTCTCGCAACCTTTGCCAACGAAAAACCGCAATAACCGTCATAACCAAATCCTTGGATATGCAAAACGTCGGCGTCATCCAACGCAATCCACTTCTCAGTCATCCCCTCACGCAAGACCTCAACCAACGCTTCCCGATAGTCACTTGAATTGATCGGATCTGATTTCAGCGGATTCGTGAAGTGATACTTTCGCCCTTCATGGAGTAGCGTAACCGTCCGGTCTGGCATGAGTGGAATCAGCTCAGTCGGCCTGCCAGATAGATCCCGAACGATTGCCGAGCGACCATTGCCCCACGACAACGCATGAGCTTGAATCTGCTCCTTGAAAACGTCCGCAGTCTGAAAGTAGTTTGGCATCGTCCGAAGCAATTGCCCCGCCTGATGCCCAGAATCCTTCATCTTGCTTTTGCCGCCATCGGACTTCATTTTGTCCAACGGCATCTTGGCAACGTCTCCAGCAATCGTATTGATTGCAAACCAGATAGCCGCACTACCTAACATTGACTCGTTATCGACAACGACCTTATCGCTTTCGGTTTCACGAAACACATTCCACCAACTAAACGGATTGAGGCTAATCATTGTCGTCCTTAACTGATAAATAAACTGCCGCGAGCTTTCGCTGGTGCTTGTGAGGCTAAACGTAACGCCATGAGAATCGCAACTACCGAATCAATCTTGTCCGCACTATGCTTCTTGCTTGGCATCCATTTGTTATGGACATTGCTAACCACAACTAAATTACCAACCTGCCAACGCAAAACAGGCGACCCGTCATGAGTTATCTTTTGCTTGTTTATCAAATCCATAAACAAACTCAGCGGCTCGTTCATGTTCATAATGTTTTGATTTACATTGACCGGCTCAAATCCCTCAGACTGCAACTCTTCGCCAATCTGCTTTGTGTTATGAGGATCAAGTCCGATCAAATTGCCGCCAGCGTTTAGCATATCGGCAGCAAGAGAATCTCTTAAATCAGCCGACGTTTGACTCGACACAAACAACTTGCCGTTCCGCACCCAAGATTCCCAAGGCTGCACAGTCAAGTCCCTTGTAGTATCAACGTCGATGAATTCCCGCGTCTTGACCTCATACCGATAAATTGGCTTATCATGTTCGTCTCGGCCCTCTGTAAATCTGGCGACCATCGCATTTGCCGCCATGTCGTTTCGCCCGCCACTGTCAATGCCGCCGCAAACAACATCAGCGAGGCTCCAATCAGATAACGCCGGAACCTTGCACGCGTCCCACTTCTCTAGATCAATCGCCTGTTCAGTAGATGTAACCTCCATATTGGCAACGTATCGCGTGAACTTGTTCATTTCAGTACGCGACAACTTGGCCGCATCTGCTTGTTCCCTAATATTTCTAATCCCAACAGATACGCCAAGATTAGGCAGCGACTTCGGCCAGTTTCGCTCATTGAGAATATCATCTCCCTTGTCCATCGCAGCGACAAACGAGAAGTAGCTTTCTTCTTCGACCTCGCCAGCGGCAACGCGTATCGCCAGTTTGTTTTCCTCTTGCCAGATTAAAGACTTTGTGGATCCGGCAGTCGTAATCGTGAACCGTAACGGCTGCGTCCGTGAAGCAAACGCAGTCGTCAACGTGTCATAAAACGGTCGATGCCGCTCTTTCCATTCGTGCAGTTCATCGAATAAAACGCAATGCGGATTAAGACCATCGAACGCCTTATCGCTACCGAGCGGTTTGATGTAGCTATTTGTTGACGGGAACTCCAGCACTGCTTTCAAAATACTACTAACGCGATTCAGCGGAGACTTGCCGCACATTCGCTTGGCTTCATCGAAGATCACTTTAGCCTGGTCAACCTTAGTCGCTCCAATGTAGACCTGGCTCTGTTGCTCGCCATCAAACGCCGCCAATAGAATCGCAATGCCAGCGGCTAACGTACTTTTCCCGTTCTTGCGACCGATTGAAACGTAAGCACGCCGGAAACGACGCGAACCGTCCTCGCATTTCCAACCGAAGATACTGCCAACAATAAACGCTTGCCACGGCGATAACACAAACGGCGAATCCGCATAGGCTCCAATCGTGTGCCGAAACAAAATAGGGAAAGCACTGATAGCCTTATCCGCTTTATCACGATCGAAATAGTACGGGAACGATCCTGACCGCATCCGCTCCAAGTCCCTGTTGTGCCGCTCGACCGCATCAATCACGCTCTTTCCAGCGACGATCCGGCCCTCAGTTACGTCTAAAACGTACTGGTCAAGAACGCCGATATGTGAAACGCGTGTAATCAGTTCAATCCGCCCTTCCGCATGAACTCAACAAACGGATCGTTCTCAACCTGTTCGACTTCATCCACTGGTTTGACAATTCGACGGGATGATGGGGTCATTCCAATTTGACGCGACAAAGAATCGTAGCAACGCATCGCTGCCAATCTTGACTTCTCGCTTTCAGATGTCATCGCCAACTCGAAAGCCTCGCAAGCCAAACGCAGAATCCCATAGTCAACAGGACGCAAGATATGAGGCAACGCGGAAACAGCTTCATCCCAAATGCGATTAGCGTAAACGCCTTTCATATCATCCGGTTTCGCTGGCGGACGCTGCTCGCCCTTGATCTTAGTTTGTGCTTTCTCAGATGGACGACCGCCACCACCACCTTTAGATCCTTT